ATGGCTTGTAACAGGCACTTGTATACACCTAAGTTTGAAAAAGAAATAAAACCTATAAACCTTAAAATTTCAAAGTATAATAACAACGGATATTCTTCGAGAATAATAAACAATTAAATATGACTGAGTCAGTACATGTTAATTTTCCATCTCAGGTAGTTAGTGACCTAGAAAAGCTTAGTAGTAGCTATGGCTTAGAGGTTGCAAGAGCTATAGAGCAAGAGTGGTTTCAAGGTAATAACGCTGGTAAGTATTTAGATACTGTAAGCCAATATCATAAATTAAGGCTTTACGCTAGAGGTGAACAGCCAATACAAAAATATAAAGACGAGTTATCAATAAATGGTGACTTAAGCTATTTAAACTTAGACTGGAAACCAGTTCCTATAATTCCTAAATTCGTAGATATAGTTGTTAACGGTTTAACAAGTAGGTCTTATAACATTAAGTGTCACTCTCAAGATCAGTACGGCGTTAATAAAAGAACAGAGTATATGGAGTCTCTATTAAGAGACATGCAGGCAAAAGCTTTCAATGATAAAGCCGCAGCGTTGTTTAATGCTAACTTAAACGAAAACAAAGACACTGAAATACCAGGCTCTGAAGAAGAGTTACAGCTGCACATGCAGTTAAACTACAAGCAAGCCGCTGAAATAGCTAATGAACAAGCTATTGAAGTTTTGCTTAAAGGTAACAACTACGACTTAATTAGAAAAAGACTTATAGAAGATATAACTGTATTAGGTATAGGGTGTGTTAAAACTAACTTTAACTTTAGTGAAGGCGTAAATGTAGAATACGTAGATCCAGCTAACGTAGTTTATTCACACACAGAGTCTCCAGAGTTTGAAGATATATATTATGTAGGTGAAGTTAAAACAATACCTATAAATGAAGTTGTTAGACAGTTTCCACATTTAACACAAGAAGATTTAAAAGACATTAACTCCTCTGCTAAAAGACCTAGCGGTAGATATACATACAGAGAGGTTAATGATAAAAACAAAGTTCAAATACTATACTTTAATTATAAAACGTATATGAACGATGTTTATAAAATAAAAGAAACATCAGCTGGTACTGAAAAAGCTATAAGAAAAGATGATAGCTTTAATCCACCAGCTGACAGGCAAACTAATTTTAGTAAAGCAGCTAGAATCGTAGAGGTTGTTTTTGAAGGAGCTATAGTACTAGGCACAGATAAGTTGCTAAAATGGGAAATGGCTAGAAATATGATTAGAGACAAAAGTGATTTTAACAAAGTTAAAATGAACTATAGTATCGTAGCTCCTAGAATGTACAATGGTAGAATTGAAAGCTTAGTGAGTCGTATAACTGGTTTTGCAGACATGATACAGCTTACACACTTAAAGCTACAACAAGTCATGTCGCGTATGACACCTGATGGTGTATACTTGGATGCTGATGGTATATCTGAAGTAGACCTTGGTAATGGAACAGCGTATAATCCACAAGAAGCTTTAAATATGTTCTTCCAAACAGGTAGTGTTATTGGTAGATCAATAAACGCTGATGGTGATCCAAATCCTGGTGCTGTACCTATAAAGGAAATATCTAACGGTCAAGGCGCTGGCAACAAGATGCAAGCGTTGATAGGCAATTACAACTATTACCTGCAAATGATTCGTGACGTAACCGGATTAAACGAAGCTAGAGATGCTAGTGTTCCTGATCCTAAGTCATTGGTTGGCATACAAAAGCTAGCTGCCGCTAATTCAAATGTAGCAACTAGACATATAATGTTAGCGTCGATGTATTTAACAGCTGAAGTTGCAGAGCAAGTGTCTTTGAGAATATCAGATATTATAGAATATTCTCCTACTAAAAACGCTTTCATACAGGCTATAGGTGCTCATAATGTAGCTACGTTAACTGAAATGTCAGAGTTATATTTATATGACTTTGGTATATTTTTAGAAATGGAGCCAGACGAAGAGGAAAAACAATTTTTAGAAAACAATATAACAACAGCTTTAACGCAGCAACTTATAGATCTTGAAGATGCTATTGATCTTAGAGAGATAAAAAATATTAAGTTAGCTAATCAGTTGTTAAAGCTTAGAAGAAGACAAAAAGCTGAGCGTGATCAAAAGAGAGAACAAGAAAATATGCAGGCTCAAGCCGCTGCTCAGGGTCAAGCACAGCAAGCTGCTGCTCAAGCTGAAATGGAAAAGAATCAACAAAAAATGCAGTTTGATAACGAGCTAGAAAACACTAGATCACAAAATAGAATAAACTATTTGCAGCAAGAAGTTGCTTTGAAAAAAGAGTTAATGCAGTTTGAGTTTGATCTTAACCAACAGCTTAATGCTCAAAATAGGCAGCAAGAAATGAAGTTAGAAGATAGAAAAGACGTTAGAGAAGAAAAGAAAACAAGTAAAAAGTTTGAGTCTTCGGGTAATGATATACTCGGAGGTGGAATAGGATTAGATAAGTTTAATCCACAAGTAGGTAACTAATTATATTATATTATGGAAGAAAAAGAAAAAGTAGAACAACCTGTTGCAGATAGCAAGGTTGAAAAAATTAAAGTTAAAAAACGTAGGCCTAGTAAAAAACCTGTAGATGATGTAGTTAAAGTTGATTTAACTAAACCTGTAGAAGAAGAGGTAACTAAAGTTGATTTAACTAAAAAAGAAGACAATGCCGATCAAGAGCAAGAAACAACAGACGTGGTTGCAGATGAACAAACCCCAGCTTTACAAGAAGTGGTTGAAGAAATACCACAAGGGGAAGAGACCGTTCAAACTGAGCAACCCGTTGCTGAGGTTGAAGAAGTAAATGAAACGGTAGAACTACCTGAAAGCATTCAAAAGCTAATGCAATTTATGGAAGAAACAGGTGGAGACATAAATGATTATGTAGCTTTAAACAGAAATGTTGACGAGCTAGATGGTCAAGATGCTTTAATAGAGTATTATAAAAAGACAAAACCACATTTAACCTATGACGAAATAAACTTCTTACTTGAAGATAATTTTAAGTATGACGAAGAAGTAGACGAAGAGATAGATGTGCGTAGAAAGAAATTAGCCTTGAAAGAGCAAGTTGCTGAGGCTAAAGCCTATTTAGACGGGCAAAAGTCTAAGTATTATGAAGAGATCAAAGCAAGAGACAAAAGGTTAACACCTGAGCAACAAAAAGCTATGGACTTCTTCAACAGGTATAACTCGGAACAAGAGCAAATACAAAAGAATCATAAAGTGTTTATGAATCAAACTAATCAAGTGTTCAACAAAGATTTCAAAGGTTTTGAATATGAAGTTGGCGAAAAGAAGTTTAGATTAAACATCAACGATGTTGCTCAAGTTAAAGAGACGCAAAGTGACGCAAATAATTTATTTAAAAAGTTTTTAAATGATAAGAATGTCATAAATGACGCTCACGGTTATCACAAAAGCATTTACACTGCAATGAATCCAGATGTAATTGCTCAACACTTTTACGAGCAAGGCAAAGCTGATGCTATAAAAGAGACTGTAGCTAGAGATAGAAACATACAAGTTAATCCTAGACAGACTCAAAGCGAAGTTAATGTTGGCGGAGTAAAATATAGAGTGTTGGGTGATACTACAGATTCGTTTAAAGTTAAAATGCGAAAACGAAAATAATTATTAACCCATTTAAAAATTTAAAAAAATGGCAGTAAACATCACTAATCCAGGTGGAAACTTGAATAGTGTACCTAGCTACGTTCAACAAGCGTTGGCTACAAATTACATTGACTTTACCGATACTAATACGGCAGGGTGGGCACAACAATTTTTACCTGATTTAATGGAAAAAGAAGCTGAAGTATTCGGTAATCGAACAGTAGGCGGATTTTTAGAAATGGTCGGAGCTGAAGAAGCAATGACTGCTGATCAAGTTGTATGGTCTGAACAAGGCCGTTTACACTTGGCTTATCAAGGTAACGTTCAAAGATCGTCGCCTGCTGGAACTTTCACTTTCGCAGCAATTAAGGATATTGACGGTAACGCTGTTACAGGCGCTACTGCAGCCGCAGCAACAGCGAACATGGGATTACGAGTAGGTGACTTAGTAATAGTATCTGACGCTAACGAGTCTATAAAAGGCTATATTAGCGCGGTTCTTGCTCCTGCACAAACTGGTTCTCCAGCTTCAGGCGTATTCTTTACTAAGTATACTATCACTCCTTTAACAGATGACGGTACTGGACTTACTAATGTAAGTGCGTCTAACTCTGACGTTTCTTGCAGCTTATTCGTGTTTGGTTCTGAATATGGAAAAGGTTCAGCTGGAAGACTTTCTGGTAACAAGCCTAGATTCAAATCATTTACTAACCAGCCTGTAATTTTGAAAGACATGTATGAGATCTCTGGATCTGATGCTTCTCAAATCGGTTGGGTTGAAGTATCTGGCGAAGACGGACAAAACGGTTACATGTGGTATTTGAAAGCTGCGGGTGATACTCGTATGCGATTCACTGACTACTGTGAAATGACTCTTATCGAGCATGAGTTAGTAACAACTCCATTTACTGGTCACGCTAAAGGTAGCTCTCAATCAGAAGGACACACTGCTTCTGCCGCTGCTACAGACGTAGCTGCAGGTACTATCAAAGGTACTGAAGGTTTATTCGCGGCTATTAGAAACAGAGGTTTAGTCTATGACGGATTACTTTCCACTGGTACAGCTGCGCAAGTATTAGGAGACTTTGACACTATCTTGAAAGAGTTTGATAAGCAAGGTGCAATTGAAGAGTATATGTTATTTGGTAACAGAGACATGATGCTTACTATTGACGATATGTTAGCTGGTCAAAACTCTTATGGTTCAGGCGGTACATCTTACGGTGTATTTGACAACGACGAAGATATGGCTCTTAACTTAGGTTTCTCTGGTTTCCGTAGAGGTTCTTATGACTTCTATAAGTCTGACTGGAAATACCTAAACGACCAATCAACTCGTGGAGGTCTTAAAGATGGAACAAACAACGTTAGAGGAGTATTTATTCCTGCTGGTGTTACATCTGTGTATGATCAAACTTTAGGAAGAAACTTAAAGCGTCCGTTCTTACACGTGCGTTACCGTTCTTCTCAAACTGATGACAGACGTTTCAAAACTTGGACTACTGGTTCAGTTGGAGCTGCTACATCTGATCTTGATGCAATGCACATGCATTTCCTAACTGAAAGATGTTTAGTCACTCAAGGTGCGAACAACTTCTTGTTAGTACAAGGTACTGGTTCTTACTAGTAGATAATTAGAGAGAGGGGAGTTGTCCTCTCCTCTCTTTTTTAATTTTTTATTATATTATATTATGGCAAAGAAACAAACAAAAAAAGCTGAAGTAGCTCAGCCAGAAATAAAAGCTACAAATGAAATGGTAGAAGTGGTTATTGAAAAACCACAGCCAAAAAAACCTGAATGGGAAGTTAGAGATAGAGTGTACGTACTAAACGGTATGACACCTTTAGGCTATCATTTAAGATCTAGTAATTTATACTATTTTGACGAGGAAAAAGGTTACGAAAGAGAAATTTGCTACTCAAGAAATCAAACAACACCTTTTGTTGACGAAATGAAAGGTGATATAAGAAGAGAGCACATTTGGTTTAGAGATGGAACGTTATTTGTTCCAAAGACAAATACAACTTTACAAAAGTTTTTATCTATATACCACCCTCAAGTAGGTAAAAAATATTATGAAGTTAACAAAAGGCAAGAAGCTGCTAATGAAGTTGACTACATAATGGTAGAACTAGAGGCTATGAACTTAGCTCAAAGTATGTCTATAGAAGAAGCTGAAGCTGTAATGCGTGTAGAAAAAGGTTCTAGCGTATCAGAGATGAGTTCTAAGGAGCTTAAAAGAGATTTACTTATATTTGCTAAGAGAAATCCTCTACTGTTCATAGACGTTGCTAATGATGACAATATACATCTTAGAAATATTGGTATCAAAGCTACCGAACAAAACATTATAAGACTATCGCCTGATCAAAGAACATTTTTATGGGGATCTAATGATAGAAAACTAATGACTGTACCATTTGATGAACACCCGTACTCTGCACTAGCTCAGTGGTTTAAAACTGACGAAGGTATGGAAGTATTATCAAGTGTAGAAAAGCGATTAAATTCGTAACTATCCTATAGTAGAGCAGCCACTCTATTAAGGGTGGTTGCTTAACTATAAAAAAATAAACAATGGCAGTAAGTGTAGACACAGTATATCAGCGCGTGCTAGCGCTAGCAAACAAAGAACAAAGAGGTTACATAACACCTCAAGAATATAACTTATTAGCCAATCAAGCTCAGATGGCTATATTTGAGTCTTACTTCTATGCTATGAACATGAGAGAAAGACAAGAGCCAGATCCTGATCACCATACTTCAGAAAGTAATATAACAGAGTTAATTGGTAGAAAGCTAGGTCCTTTCTCTGATATAGTTACTGTAACTAGTGGTCATACATTTCCTACAACAGTAACAATAGGCGGTACAAGTAGAGCTGTGTATCAACATGGTAGAATATTTCATGGTGGCAGACAATGCCAATATCAAGGCAGCAAAGAAGTTAATGATTTCTTAGGATCAACAAGACATCAGGTGGCTGCTGCTCAAGATCCTATATGGACAGACGCTATAGCTTCTGGCCAAGACATAGCTGTGTATAATCCAGGTTTAATAAGCTCAGGAGTAACAGCCGAAGTATTTGGTGTACCTAAAAAAGCAGAATGGGCTTATGTTGTAGTAAACGATGTAGCTTTATACAATTCATCTGTAGCTGTAGACTTTGAATTACATCCTTCTGAAGAAGATACTTTAGTAATAAAAATACTAGAGCTAGCAGGTATAGTGATGAATAAACCTGGGATAGTAGATATAGCCGCTAAAGTAAATGCAGCTGAAGAACAAATGCAAAAAATATAAATAGATGGGATTAACTTATGACATTACGGCAACATACTATAATACAAGTGGAGATCATGGCAGCTATAGATTTTTATCGCTAGAAGACTTTATAAGTGGCTTCATGGCTGCTTATACTGGCCATGGAAAAATATGTGGCGAAGCAGCTAGACAAGACGTAACGTTTCACTCTATTAGAGCAATACAAGAATTATCGTTTGACACATTTAGAAACGAAAAAGACTGGGAGGTTGTAATACCAAACAGCCTTGTTTTAGTTATGCCACACGACTATGTTAACTATACTAAAATAGCTTGGATTGATGAAGGAGGTTTAGAACATAGAATATATCCTACAAGACATACTTCTAATCCAGCACAAGAACAAAACACAATAGCTGATTGGGGTGGTTATAACGCAACTTACAGTGTTGATGAAACGTCTACGGCTAGAGATAACTTTGAGAATAGACAAGTAGACCCATCTTCGGGTAGCCATAACACAGATAAAGATGTATATGATGCCTTACTGGGTGCTAGGTATGGATTAAGTCCTGAGAACGCTCAAACTAACGGTAGTTTCTATATAGATGAAAGCGCTGGTAAATTTCATTTTAGTTCTAACATGGCTGGCAAAACTTTAGTATTAAAATATATAAGTGATGGAATTATTACTACTAATGGACCGGCTATAGATGCAGCAAATATAGTTATACCTAAGCTTGCTGAAGAAGCGGTTACAAAACACGTAATGTACGGTGTACTGTTAGGTAAAGCTGATACACCTGCTGGAACACTAGCAATGATAAAAAAAGAAAGGTTTGCCGAAGTGAGAAAAGCTAAATTAAGACTTTCAAACTTAAAGTCTGAAGAGATAGCTCAAATCATGAGAGGTAAAGCTAAACATATAAAACACTAAAGCATGCCAGAGTTAAAGCACGACTTTTCGCAGGCTAAAATGAATAAAGATCTTGACGAACGTATTGTTCCTCAAGGTCAATATCGTGACGCCTTAAATATACAAATATCTACATCTGACGCTAGCAATGTAGGATCTGCTCAAACATTGCTAGGTAATGTAAAGCATAACAATATGTTTGCTAACAATGGTGTATTAAGTGCTAGCGCTACTAGCTCTGTTGTTGCGGTAGTTAATAAACCAGAAACTGACGATATATTTTACTTTATTTCTGATGGTGATCAAAGAACAACATTTTCCA